ACAAAGTAGATTTTTCTATTTTATTATTACCTGTAGCCACATCCAGTGAGGAAAAAGATATCGCATTGGTTGCTGGCATGGCTTCGATTGCACAACAAATTCAAAATATAGTATTATCAAATATTAAAGTAAATCCGCCTGCGGTTCCAGCTGATCCAAACCCAGAACTTCCACTATTACCGCAAATAGTAACGCCAGAAGTATTTCCAACAAGACCAAAAGTACTTGTGATAGAATATGTATTACCTACACCTAAAGCCATAGCTATAGCTTTAATCTCTGGATATTGATCATAGCAGTCTTCCAATGAATCGGGTGCGGGTCGTTGACCTGTTGTGACCTTTGAATTAGCACACAGATATTCTGGGCGATTAGCAATAGCATTGCCATCTTGTATTTTTAATACGTTTGTACCAAGGATTGTAATTCTTTTAGGCATTGCAACTTCCGTCTACGGCGTTTTCTACAGCAAAATAATAAACATATTCATTGTCAAGATTGGGGGCGGGGGTAGCAGCTCCCATATCTCTTAGATTTTTTATAGGAATTTTATACATTTTAACAATATGATCAGCACCCCCTAGCAGGTCAGTCTCTGTATAAAAAGTTCCAGTAAATCCTACAGGTTTTACAGAAAAAGATCCAATAGATTCAATATTATTAATATTAAATCCCGGCCCCCGGTAAGGAGAAATGCTATTATTTTGTACAAAACCATTCATGCGCTCATTTAAATTCACAGCCCAAGTTTCGATACCGGTAAACCCTTTATTTTGAAGAAGATTTTGAATATCTTGTTCAGAAGGTGATCCAGTAGAACCTATGCATTGGCTTGCAGTCCACCCTTGGAACATATTGTGGTTTGAAGCATGTACTGGAATATTTCCTGTATTTCCTGCCGTAAACCCAGCTATGTATGGACCTGGTTGTAACATTTTCCAAGAATAAAGCCATGCATTAGAAAGGGAAACTAGTTCTGTTTCTCCGTTAGCCTTGAGAAATTGGCGTTTATCTTGAATAAATCCGGTAATTTTAGCAAAGAACCAATCTTCTTTCGGCGTTAGATCGGTACCAATGCAACACAAAACGTTTGCCACAAAGTTTTCTTTTTCTGTTTTTTCCAATAGTACGCGGCGTTCATTGTCATAAAATGACTTTTCTTTCATCGCTTCGTACTTGGCTGCTAAAACTTTATTTAAGCTAACCTGTGTCAGTAGATTGTCAATTAAAAGATCAGAAACGTCTGATGTATTTTCTCCACCAGAAGTAGAATTTAATATCTCAGATATTTCTTTGTAAAAATCTTTCTTTGTTACTACTACTGTAGATCCACTCAACCCTCGTTGAATATTTGGGTGAGTTAGTGTCATGTCATACTGAAACTGCCACATATATTGATTGTCGTTGAAAGAATATAACGGGGTTTGAGGTGAAACTGGATTGTAAGAGTCTCTCAATCCTAGCGGAGTAGTTTCAATAGTGTTTAAAATATTTTCATAAGATGCAGTAGCGTCTACACTGTTGATTTTAAATCTAGTATCGTTGTAATCTTTGCTGTATCCAAAAAAACCTTTATCTGGCAAATGATACAAATTTGAATCTTCTAAAGCTGCCACTCGTAGTGAATATGTCAACCCAGGAGAATCATTTATAGTATAAGATGTAACAGTGCTAAGTGTGGTATTAGCAGTTTCACTTAAGAACGGAGACATTAATCGTTCCATATCTGAGGTAGATCCTGCTGCCACTCCCTCTGTATCTTCCATGTAGATTGGGCTACTACGAATATAGTAGTAATTTTTATCATGAATAGTATATGCTGGATTTGTTACCATTACATATATTTTTTTGCAAAGTCGTTCTTGTCCTTCAATTACTAAACTTCGCTCTACATCCGCGGAATCGTATATTGCATATGCTTGAATATGTCCGGGATCGGTATTTTCTTTATCAAAACTAAAATCGTCAGCTAACAAATCAGTTTCTAAATCAAAAAACTTATAATTTAAACAATTTGTAAAATCTGTCCAGAACATATAATACGGACGATCAAATTCATCCGTAGCATATGTAAAAATATAATTTAAATACGTAATAATATTAGTTTGAAATTGTTCTCGTCGCATAGCATCTGAGATGCGAGGACGGAATAAAACATAGTTTGTCGGTTCAGCTATATTTTTTATAAAAAGATTAACACCACATCCGTTTAAAGTAACTTCGGCACCCTCACTGTCTGTGATGGTATACTCTGGAGGTGTGAAAACTTTTTTCTTTGCGTACGTTTTTATAATATGCTCTGGAGTAGTGACAAAGGGATATTGAATTCCCCAAACAGGAAAAGCTTCCCCTACAGGCTCCAGCTCACCAGTGTCTGCATTTAATTCATAATCTTGTCGTTCATCATAAAATGAAACATATTGAGATTCGTAGTAAAGTTTATTTGTAAAATTAATAGCAACGAATGCTTGATCTATTTCTGATGCCATGTTGTTGACATAGGTTACAGAAGTAATATACCAAGTAAATTTTTCATTATTGTTTAACGCTACTTTAATTTTTTTAATTTCACGTTGCGCGATATAAGAAACAATATCACCAGTGTCTCTTACTATTAAACTTCCAACTGGAAAAATGTTATTGGTGCTTTCTTCCAATTCCATTCTTTCAAATTGACAAAAAGTATTAATTGTCAATAATTCAATACCATCGGCATCACTGGAGTCATCAGTATTACCAAAAATTAATTTTATTGAAGTAAACGGAGTTGAAATTGGATTTTGCATATTAAATCAACTTATTTAAAATACGACCAAACGCTGCCTGTTGTATATAGACAACTTGTGACTGTTCTTGGTATTGTGTTTGCTGATACTGTTTGACAGGAATAGTGTTATAAGTTTGACTATAATCTAAGCTGGCCAAAGCACTTGGAGCATCTTCTTCAAGAACTGTGAAGAGTGTATCGTTTTCTGTAGCAATCTGTGCATAAAATGAAGTTTTAGATTTAGTAGTTTTGTCTAGAGCTTCGACCGGGGATTCCGTATATTTGTAAGTTTTTAAATTAACTGTCAAAGCTGTCGTTGTAGTATATGGGTTGATTACTAATCCATACTGTCCATTAGTTTTTCTTAATACATAAAAATTGTAACCCAACGAAACTATATCCGGATTTGCTAGATCTTGAGCTCCAGTATCGCCTCCTGGTTTTAGGTTGGGAGTAATTTTTGCTTTTTTTGTATCTGAATAAGCTTTTTGAACGTGCCAGATGTCTGGATCTGTTGGAAAAATAGATTCTGCTGCGGTAACACCCGGAGAATAAGTATTCAACCAAGGAATAATAATATCCCCTTCTTTTAAATTTAAAAAAGCCTCTGGATTATTTTTACTTCCAGTAAAACGCAAAACGGCTGATGAATAAATGCTGTTTCGTTCTTGGTATGCACTAGGCTCTTCCGGTATCACTTCCCACGGATTAATCTGTTCATTGGCAAACATCAAAGCCCAGAAGTCTTCAGCATTTTGATATAATTCTAAACTTAATCCACCAATTTCATCAGCTTTATATGATGTTGCTGGAGTTGCAGAATAATCTGCTGGATCTGCATCATAAGCATATGAAATATCTACTAAAGTTTTATTTTTTCCTTCAATAGTTGATGTGTAATTTGGAAATTTTTGAAAATAATTCATCCTACTGCAGCTCCTAATGCAGATACTTCTGACTTGGACAACAATACTCCATCTTGAAAGGCTGGAGCAAAGGTTCCGGTTTCAAATTCTGTAAATGTTACGGTAAGCAAAGTAATAACAGCTCTTGCATTTTTAAATACCTTTAATACTGGATCTGCAGGATCTCCTTTATCGACTTGTAGACTTGACAGGACACAAGGCAGTGGATCACCTAACCAGCTATTGGTAAGATATGATGCTCCTACGTCACCATTAGAAAATGCGTCAATAATCCAAAGGTTTTGAGGAAATGTTCTTTCGGGTAAGTTGGGAACAACTTTTGGATAAGAATAGTTTTTAAAGCTATTGACAATTTTGTCAACTGCCTCAGACTCTGCGGGGTTCTTTGGTACAAACAAATATTTAAATGAAAAGTTACGACGTGCTTCGCTCGTCATAGTTGCTTCAGTTATATTGCTAAAACGGCGGTATGTATCCGTCGTAAAGGCTGCTTCATAAAAAGCAGCAGCCGGGGCCGAAAGTCTTTCTAGAAACAAGTCATCACCACCGCTGGTATTCTTCAATCCCGCCATACTCGCTACAGGGCCGACAGGATTGGCTCCGCTGGCAAATTCGTGCTCCAATCGCATCTTGGGCTCACTGGTGAAGGGTAGCCATATTTCCAGCAAAGGATTACTACGAATATACTCCCTGGTTCTGTTTTTATTGATTACAGAATACTCAGCGCACTTAAATATACACCAAAAAGGTATTTCGTTTGAATAAGGTTGTTGTGGGTATACTAAGGGATCTGCCATATATTGTTCTTTTCAAAAATTATTTAGCATGCTCTTTACCTAAATATTTTTTGAAAATGGCATATAAAACTAGATTTACTCCAAAGAATAGACACAAATATGTCGGCACAAAGACCGAATTGTTATGTCGTTCACTTTGGGAGCGACGTGTTTGTAAATTTTTAGATGAAAGTGCAAGTGTTACAAAATGGTCTTTTGAGGAGATTGAAATCCCATATGTACACCCAATTGACAAAAAAGTTCACCGATATATTCCAGATTTCTTGGTTCAGACTGAACGTAATAATAAAAAGAAGAGTATTTTAGTTGAAGTTAAACCCAAAAAACAAGTAAAGTTGAGAGAATCTGCATCAAAGCGAGATCAAATTGTTTTTCAAATTAACAAAGCTAAATGGACTGCGGCTCAAAAATTCTGTGAAAAGCATGATATTGAATTCAAAATTTTAACAGAAGAGGAAATATTTCATGGCAGTTAATATGTCAATTGCTTCGCTAAAAGATAAAATTTCAGCTGCAGGAGGCTTACAACGAAATAACAGATTTTATGTATCGTTCAACGGCCCCGTAGCTCCGTTTGTAGATGAAAATGGAGAACTGTCTACAGATGGGACACCAAAACAATATATTGCCGAAAATGTATTGTTTCCCAGTGTTACAATGACCACTCAAGCAGATGGTCTTGCCGGCCCCGGTTTAGGTCGTACTAGTCCCCGAGGATTATATTACAAAGATGGGCTGCTAATGACTTTTCCTGTTTTTGGAAACTGGAAACTCGTAGAAGGTATTGAAACTTGGATTAAAAGTTTATATTACCAAAATTCAGGTTCACCGCAGGTATGGATAACCGAATATTACGACACACCACAAAATTTTACTCAATCAATTAAAAACTCTTCATTGGCGGTCAATGTTTTAGATTTAAATGGAGATGTTAAAGCGGTGTACAATTTTACTGAAGTATTTCCTGTAGAAATTGTTCCCCTGCAACTTTCAACTATGACCACAAATGAATATCTTAAATTAACAGTTAGATTTGCTTTTAGAAACTATACATTAGAAATACGATAAAATTATGATAGATGAAATTTTAAATAAATTGCGTGGACTTGAGCCGGAGTATAAAGTAACTCTTCCCAACAGCAAAAAAGAAGTTACATACACTCCATTTAAAATGAAAGATCAAAAGACATTATCTTTGATTGCTGAAGAAAAAAGCATAGGATCTATAGTTAAAAATCTATGTGAACTTCTTCGGTCCTGTTCTTCAGAAAAAAAACCAGAGCTGTTGCACATTTCTGATTTTGAGTATTTGTTTCTTCAAATAAGAGGAAAAAGCGTTGAGGAAAAAATAGATTTAATCATTGAAGATGACAAAAAGATTTCTTTTGCTCTAAAAATTGATGATATAAAATTTGAACCCGGAATAGTATCAAAAAATCTTATTGTTGCAGATAATATTGTCATAGAATTAAAACAACCTACAGTAATGGATTATATTTCTGTAGATTCTCTTGACGAAAACTTGTTGTTTACCAGAATAGTTAAAACTATAACGATAGACAAACATCGTTATGATCTGTCTATCCTAAAAACTCAAGACATTCAAAAAATCTTGGATGAAATTTACCTAAAACACTCAAACCCTTTAAAAGAGTTTTTAAAGTCTGGTCCAAAATTAACATATGCGGTTGTAACTGAAGATAAAACAATCACAATAGAGGGCTTTTTACGTTTTTTTATCTAAGTGTGAAGTATTTTAATTTAATAGAATATTATAAAACATTATTTGTTTTAACTAATACAAAACGTTTGAGTCTTTTTGAAATTCAAGAGATGTATCCTTGGGAGTATGAAATTTATATTCAAATGCTGAATGAACATCTGGAACTAGAAAATCAAATGAAACAAGATACCTTAAATAGGGAACGACTGCAATGACCAATAAAGATTCAATGCTTGGAAACAAAAGACCTGTACCCGATGCAAGTCCAAATGCATCGGCGCGCATGGGTGGACTGTCTGTTGCTTCGACGTCTAAAATTGAATCTCCGAAGCCGCAAGAAGTTAAACTCATGCAGTTACTTCCACAACTAGCAAAAAAGCCAGAAAATCAAAATCAACCAAATATAGGTGTTTTACCAAAACTTTTAACTCAAGAAACACCCAAGTTTACTGAAATGTTAAAGCCTGACATTTCTGCGTCAGTTGAAGCTAAAGTATCTCCGATGAATGTTAAAATTGCTCCTCAAGAAAATATTCAGCCAGAAGCAATAACCATTGCTGAATCTATACTTCAGAAAGAAAATATAAAAAAAGCACTGGATACAAATATTCAAAAATCCAAAGAAGAGCAAATGTCTAGACAAACAATCAATAAACTTCAACCAGCCTTTCAGCGTATTGAAGAAATTTTGTCTTACCAAGGTCAATTAAACAAAGCTAAAATGGATTTTAACAGCGAACATTACACAGTGGCGGCAACCCAATCTCTGTTTAACCTTACGGCTAATCAAATTGGCAATATGCCAACTTGGAGACAATAAAAAAGCCCCCTTTCGGGGGCTCCTTCAATCCTGCTTATTCTTAAGCGTCTTGAAGTAATCCAGCGTATCCATATCTTCGGCAGGCACCTGACTTACAGTAGAGTCATCCTCTACAGTGCGCTCAGAGGATTCATCAAACTGCTCGCGAATGTCTTCGCCAACGGTCTTCTTGAACCGCTCCTTTAGCTCGTCATAAGACTTAAAGTTAGACGGATGCAGAAACTCCTGCAACTTGTACTGCTTCTTCCACAGCGCTTCAAGCTTCTTGTCGTCACCGCCCATAAGAGGAGCGGGGGCAGCAAACTCGCTACGGTCGTAGTTGACGTAACCACCAACATTGCGAATCTTCAGCTTAAAGTCAGCACCCTCCCAGAAATTAAAGGGATCAGTCGGGGTCTCGTCCTTGAACTCAGGGCTCATCAGAGACTGGACTTTTTCAAAGATCTTGGTGCCGTACTTGAAGAGAAACACTCGGCCCTCATTCTCTGAGTTGGAGGGATCACTGACAACAAGAATGTTGCTAATGTAGTTTAGCTTGCGCTTACGCTCACGGGCAATGTTCTTGTCCTCTTCCATGCCACTGTTCCAAAGTTCAGTGTTGGCTTCGCAGACAGGGCACTTCTCTCCAAGGCTAGTGCGGCAGTTCTCAATGAGCCAGCCACCCTTGCCTCGGAAGGCATGCGTGTACATCTTGATAAAGGGAACCTCTTCGCCCTCGGTGGGGGGAAGAAAACGAATGACGGCGTAGCCGTTCTTAGATGCATCAATACCGGGCTTCCAGAACCGATCATCCTTGTAGCTTTCCTTGCTATTAAGACTTTCCAGCTTCTTGCTGAGATCTTCAACCGAATTCTTGCTACGCTTCTTAAAATCTGCAAAACTCATGTGTAACCTTTCTTTCTCCGGGATCTACCCGGACCTAAAAATTATCAGAGGACATTCCCTGATATGCTTATTCTACCATATTTATGGTGGGTGTCAATCATCAATAGGGAGCTTTTTCTTTTTTGGAACTTTTAAAAGATGCTTTTCTTTTGCTTCCTCTTGAATTTTTTCAATAATAGGCTTTGTTAAAAGTTTTCCAGCAGCGGCTGGCTCAATATTCATTTCTTCAGCCAATTCAATTATACAATCCATATAAGACAATTTTGTTGTTTGGACTCGTTTCATGACATTGGCTGAAAAGGCTAATTTTGCTTTTTCATCTAGATACATACCCATATTATAGCATACTTTAAAAATTTATCAATACTTACCACAGTCTAAATATCTCAGACTCGGAGTATAAATGGCAAACAACCTTATTATTAATATTGCTGGAGGAAATACCGCTACCATTGCTACAAATGATGTAGCTGGAGCTCAGTATCAAGTTTTTAAAATGGCATATGGCAACACTGGAAGCGCGACTATGGTCACTTCCAGCACACCATTTCCCGTAACTTTGTCATCAGGTGTCACTGCCAACATTGTTAATTTTACTGACCCAGTCATTGTAGTCGGTAATAGCGCCGGAGACGCGGTCTTTGTTCAAGGCACCGTAAGTATCCAAGGTGTCAGCGGAGCTCCCTTGGCGGTCACTGGGGGCATTCCTCGCAGTTATACAAAAGACAGTATTGCTGTATATGGCTATAATGGAAATTCTTTCATTCAAGCAACTTTAGTTGGATCCGGTGGAGCTGCGATTGGCATGTCCGGTAGCGCCATCCGAGTATCCGTCCAAGATATTACAGTTACTGCCAGCATCAATCCTGTAATTTACATTCAAAATTATGGATCTACCTCTGCCATTCGGGTTGAAGGAAATTCTGGTGGATATCCTGTAAACGTCGGAGTATGTGGTACAGTCAATATTTACGATACCAATATTACCAACGGTCTAACTGCCATCTATGGTGAAATCGTAGATCTTAATAATAATCTAAGCACCATTGGAATTTCTAGACCCACAACCTTCATCTCTGGCAGAATGACCGCCACTACTGGCGTCACTTTCATGTATGGCGCTGGCTATACTACTGGAAACGGAGTTCAAGTAAAGGCATCTTCAGCCAACACAGACATCGTCTACATCAACTCAGATGGAATAGCGACAGTGGGATATGAACTAGACCCTGGCGAAAATATATTCATCGACGTTATCAACATCAATACAATTTACGTTAGAGCAAAATCTTCTTCCCAGATAATTTCATACTTGGCTAGCTAATGAGCAGTAGTGCGTTAATAAATGTAAAATCGACACAGGCATTTACTTTGGAGTTTTTGGGTGGCACAGCCAGCCCATGCTACTCCAAAGGCTTGCTTGAATCGTCGCCTGCCATTTATTTTACTGGAAATAGTATGTTCTTTGATTATTCACAGAGCAAAATTTCTGGAGATCTTAGATTTTTAAAATTATTCTTTGATGGTTTAAATGTAGGAAATACATTAAATTTTTCTTCAGGCACCTACGTAAATATCGACACTGGTGCGTCAACCAGTTGGAACGGACAACTTACCCTTCAAGGTAAAACTGGAACCTTTAATCAATTTTTATATTTTTCTGGTGTATCTGGAATTAGCAGCTTAACTCAGTCTAATTACGATCCAAATCTTTTTACCAACCCAATACAGTTTAGCGCTACTTCTGGGGCTACTGCAAACCTTTTGTTATTTAAAAACCCCGGTTTGGATCCATTAAATTTTAATTATTTGGGTCTGTATGGCAGCGATTTAAACATCGAAGAGTATATTCAAGTCGATACAAGCACGTTGAATCAATACCGGATTCCAGTAAAAACTTCAATTAAACTAAATGATGGTTCCGAAGCCATCTATCTTTCTCCTAGCTCAACGATAGTAAATGAAAATCTTTTTTTCCAAAAAAGCTTAGTTTCCGTTTATCTACGTGGATCGTTGACTCCAGATCAAATTAATTTTGATGAAACAATCAATGGAGTTATGAGAATTACTGCTGATAGTCCGGGACAATTTAGTCTAACATTAGATAATCAAAACTTTCAACAATCTATTTTAACAAAATATTCCAACCCACCGACTACGGTGTACTACTACTGGTATCCAAATTTATCACTTGGATCTTTTACCACAAATAACGTACTTCCGTATACGACAGAAAGTTACAGTTTCACTCGGATTTATCATTTAGTGTATAACACTGTAGTCGAAACTGTGTTCGTATCATCTGCACTAAATGAAGTTCCTATCATTGCCACCACGGAAACTTATAATAATATTTTAATTGATGGAAGCCAAACTCAAACGCTACTCTTTAGCGTGAGCACTGTCAGTGATCCCAAAAATTTTAAAATTGATCTGTCCGATGCAAGGAATCTGGGAACGGACATTGATGTCTATCTAGACCCAGCTTGCTCTATTCCGCTGGAGAACAACTCCAGATTGATCGGGGTTCCCGGTAGAGACGGTGCAGCCTTTATATATTATGCAGACAGGGCCGACACAATACAAAGTATATATCTGCAGCTGACTAGAGAGAACACAAAAGTTCTTGAAATAATTATAGATTAAAGTTCAACCCAAGCATAATTATTTCCATCATAGAAATAAGTATAAAACTTACCATTTGTTGACCAAATTTGGCCAACTTTAGGATCAAGGGGAGGATTGTCTGAAATATAAATCTCAGACAATCCCCTGTATTCCCAAGCTGATGCTTTTTCTATTGGAGACAAATACGTAGATTGTTTTGTTTCATAAATTTTTCCATGAAACAAAACAGTATCAGTTGGGCTATACACATTGTATGACCCATCTCCAAGTTTCTTTTTGTAAGTTCCTTTAAACACAAATTATTTATTTGTCTGGACTTCTCCATTTTCGTCTACTTTAATTACAGTAGACATGTCCGGGTTCATCCATTTTGTGTAGTATTCAGCCATGTCATCCGCAACATCCAGTGCAAGCATTACGGCAGAAAATGGAAGCAACGATCCAGTATCCACTTTTGTGTACGGTAGCCATGTTGCAAGACCAATTTTGTAATCTTTCATGTGAACTAATGTTGCTGGATTGTTGATAATCCATCCATTGTCTACACGGCGAGCGGGGGCGATAACTTCTTCATTAGTATAAAGTTTAAAATATAAAAGTTCCATAGTTTCCTCAAATATAGTTAACAGTCTTTTTCATTTTAGAGCCACACCCACAGCCATTGCTTGCAGGTCTAGGTGAAGCCGTCTGATTTGTTTGTGAATAATTATTAGAATGTCCGAGCTCATCTTGTTCTTTGTTATGTGCTTGTTCGATAATGTTTCTTTTTACATTATCATAAAGATTTTCAAGACGCTCTTCTTCTAATTTTTGTTCTTGTAGACGTTGTTTGCGGTAGAAGCGAGTGCGAATGACCACTGCATCCTCGTAATCATGATCGTCAAACCAAATTTTAAAAATCGGAATGCTAAACCATTTATTAAATTTTTGTCTTCTTGCTTCACAACCGCAGTTTCCGTTTGTTAATTTGATAATTAAAGATTTTAATCCAGTTTTTCTTGTAAAGAAATCAATTATATCACCTATACGCAGGGAATATGTTTTAATTTCTATCTTTAATGTTCGATTCCATTCTAATTTTATTGCAAAAGGTCGGTAATAAAATAAATGTTTTTTACTTTCTTTTGCTGCTGTTACTAATTCTGGATTAGTAAAATCTAAATTAAAATTTAGTTCATTGGGTACGGAGAAGGTAGTATACCCATTAGAAGTCAAGGAATGATTCCCAACAAATGTATTATTATTAAACACTAATTCGCACCTTTCATGATATTTAGATGACTTTAGTTATCGTAATATAAATCGCAACGAACATCTGATGTTTCTCCAATGATTTGAATTGGCACAGTATCACTCGGGTCATCAAAGCACCTTGCTCTAAAATCTCCCACTTGTGTTCCCGCATCATCGCTAAAACCTTGGAATGCAATTGGAGCTCCAGTAAAGCCATAAGTTAAACCGGGACATTCCAGATTGTATGTTGATGGAATTTCTTCGTAAACTCTATACCAAAGATATGGTGGAATTTCTGAAATATTATCTTCTGGTGGACCCGGCAAAGGTTCGTTTCCTGGATAGTAAAGTCCCGGGGAATCTATTCCTGTATTTCCAGCCAATTCGTAGAACATTCCAGACGGCAAAGCGCAACACCATCTACAATTTTCACATACACGTTCTCCGTTTGGGCACCCAAAAGATGAATTGGGGCAATTACCAACGCCAGTTGGATTTGCTGGACTGGTTGGTCCACACCAACACTCAGATGCACTCAACCCCGGAGGAATTCGCCCAGAATAATCTTTAAACGATGCCATTCCTTTTAGCCAATCATCGGTAGCAACAATAGACAAATACATATCTTTTTCATAATAATTTGCCGTTGCAGTTTCATTAAACGTGCCATTTGTTATGACTGGATCGCCATAATTACAATCTTTGCGCTGCCCATATGCATGCACCCAACCACCGGGGCCTATTAGATCATAGGGACTGCGTGTCATACACCCGCTTTGTGGACAACGAGCATTACAAGGTTCTCCAGCACATAGATTTGCTGAAGGGCACTCCAAATTTCTTTGTTTTGATTGGTTGTAGTGGTCCTCTAGCTGTTTTAAATTGGGCCCACCGACATAAACTTTTGGATATTTTAAAACATTTTCAACCGTATATGCATTTATCAAAGCATCCTTCGGGACCATTATTTCATTAAACAGTCTACTAGATGTCAACCCATAAACTTCACCCTCTGTTGGTCTATCGTATCCAACGAAGGCTGGACGGTACGGTAGCGGTGCATCTTTTACTCCATAGTTTTGAGTAGTGGTGTTATAAGCATAGTAATATTCTCTTCTAGCGTATAAAAATCCTGTAATATTAGTTTTAACAACACCACAGCATTCTCCTACATTTAATTGAAAATTTCCTCTACCGTTTAATTTACCAAAAGCCTTGGCTGATTGTATAAAGTAATCTTTATTTGAATTAAACCCGACTCTCCCGGTTATATAACCAAAACATCTTGTTGCAATATATTGGGCATCTGCATCACAGTTTAATCTATATTGTTGTCTTGTATATGGAGGACATCCACATACGTCGTCTAAACACTGACACGAAATGACATTATTTGTAAAATTATTATATTGATACGCATACGGCGAAGGACTTCCATCACCAATCCAACATATATCTCCGTTTGCATAACAACCACCGAAACTTCTATTCAATGCTACATTAGTATCCTGCAATATCCCCGGTTGTGTTCCTATACCAAAATCTTCAGGCTTTAGTCCATCTTCATTGTCTATGTTTCTTATTAACCCACATCCACCTCCATTAGAAGGATCATATGAGTGTAGTGGAGTAGCTTGTTGATTTCTTTTCCACGAACCTCTCATCCAATAATACTGAGGTATTCCCGTATAAGAGCGATTTATATCACCTTTTCTGTAGTACACACTACAGGTGTCAGGTTTTGCTACTTGATTATCAATAAAATCCGTGCCCAACAAATGGCAAGGTCTTCCAAATAACCATTTTGTAATTTCCCAACGACCTGGAACAGCTCTAAAAAATGCCTGTGATCTAAAATACTGCGGCAATGAATTGTAATCTTTAAACTGCCAAACTGCATGACCCGGTGAAAAGGAATCTCCATTCCACGTTTGTGCAACTAATCCAGCTGTGTATATTCCAGCTGCATTTCCATAAGTGGAAGTTATGTCCGTGTAATATTTTCCTTCCAGCCCTCCAGTTAAACCAAAATCATACAGACTATTTGTTTTACGTCCTTTTCTAACAAATATTTCTGTGCTGTTAGTGTATGCATTTTCTTTTTTATACAATACTGTAACAGCATTTGGCCCAGCAACAATTTTTTTAATATTGCTGTAATTTTTTCCATAAGATCCTGTCAAGCCATTTATTGGAATGCCGGAAACAGATTCGACCATTTCAGCATGACCCCAAATAACTAAACGATCAGTAGTTCCATCTTTTCTTGCCAAAATACTATAATCTGGGCCACCTTCTATAGCAAATATTTTTTTACTTTGATACACTGTTTTGTTGGCTTCAGTGTAAACTAGGTAGGGAGTGTGGTCTGCATTTGTATCTGAAACCGAAGTATCTTTGCATCCATAAGTAAGACCTCCCAATGACCATTGATCTGCGTAAATTTCACCTGTTGGCAAGAAAACGTCTATGGCGTTAATTCCACTGTTGCCGCTAACATCCGTTTGTGTTGGACCCAAAACAGTTCCATCGGGTTTTACTTTAACATATTGACCCCATATTTTAATATTGTTATCATCAGACAACGCAATAGTATGGTAGTGTCCTGTGGCTACATCTGTAAACACTGGCGTATCAACGCGAATCGACCCAGCATTGCCTCCATCAAATACATAACCCTTTGTATCATTTTCATCATTAATAAGAGAATCTATTCCAATTTGGTAAAGATAGCACCTAATGTCGCAGGGAGATGACTGATTTGATATTCTGTTACACTTAAATTCATTTATGTAAGTGACGCCTGGTATATTGTTTATTCTTTGAGCGTCGTAAAGCCGTTCCCATTCTTCGTTTGTAAAGTAACCAGGTTTTGGAAAGTTTTTATAAAAAGTTAAACTATTTGTTGCAACGTTTAATTTTTCTGATGATGCTGATGTTGGTTGTTTTACTGCAGATGCCGTGGGGTATCCATATGAAGTTTGTTTATTTGAACCGTCAAGATTACTTGAATCCGGTGTCATGAAAAGAGCGCCATCAAATGTAATGGCTGCACTGTGGTTTACTCCCGAAGCAACATCTTTGTAAATAAAATAATTATTTTGTATTCTACCAACAGCCCCGGGAAGACCCAAAAATGGAATCCAACTTGGAACAAAATAATCAGAAATAAAATTATTTGATTGATAAAAAATACAATGGGGATTACTTCCCCACGCACGGATAGTATAAGCGCTCACAAATCCACTTTGGTTATCAAATTTTCCATAAAATGGTTGATAATTTGAATCACCGTTTTGTCGGAAGTATCCAGAATTTGAAAACAAACGCCGCTGTTGGTCTGAGCCAAAAGCATCTCCCTCGGTAGGGCCCAAAACTCTTCCCTGATTGTAATCTACTAAGGCCACAGCACTAGAACCTTTAGACGAAACTTTAAGTACTGTTCCATCACTCAAATTAGTAGAACTTGACACAGCTTGAAGTTCATCTGCGTAACTTAAGTGTGCAGGATAGCAACCAAGTTTTGCTACACTGTTAATTACACTCTGTGCATCTGTTCCACAGAAGCCGTTTGATTCGTGACCAAAAGCTTGAAGCTTACCAGAATTAGTTGTAGCAAACCAAGTTCTATCTCCACCATCCAAATTAAAAAACTCTAAAGGGTAATCATCTGGTGGAATGAGGTTCGGTGAGTATCCATAATCATTACATCCACCTTCTTCGCAACCCCACGCTGTCAACCCTGCTCTATCTGGTGTTGGATACAGCTTGACTCTCCGTGGAGCCCAGAACATCTGTCCCGGAGCTCTTTGATGTGACTGAGGTCTGATAAGTTGTTTTATATTTTTTGAACTAAAATATGGTTTAATATTTTCCCATGTTTTTTCTGGTCCACAAGCACCAGTCAAAGTATACAAAAAATCTATAAGATTTAAATATCCACTTTTTCCTCCAACCATGATATCATCCATGGAATCTCTGAATGTAACATCTATATCACCTGATGGAAGTTCTTCAACGGCAGTATTATCTAATATTTCAGAAAGTTCATCTGCAACGTCTGGGGCATGGTCTTTTACGCTTAAAATATTATATTTGATCATTTGTTTCAACCAAGTTGAAACAAAATTGTAATCATCAACATCCGATTTAAATATCAGTGGCTCGTTGTATCTGGTTTCTCCATTGCGAACCGTAATATTATAAAAATATTTGTAAAACTGTTCTAAAAACTGTTCACCATCAAAATACTTACCATCAATTTTAATATCATATTTTTGCGACAACACTTCCATCGCATATATGTCAGCATAAAAAATTGGAACTGTAGAAGATCCATATATTACACTTCGTGGGAAAGATTTCATGGTTTGAAAACGTAAAGCTTCCCGAGGATCGTATGTAAACTTAGTTGGAGCTACTATTCCACCATATGGGCGTTCGTATGGAAGAATAAGTAAACGAGCATGATTAAAGGTCGGTATAGGTGCTGGGCAAAAAAGAACTTTACTGTGATAAGCCCAGCATTCAAAGTGGTGATCAATGCCGACCAATCCGACTAATTTATGATATAACAGGTCTTTTTTATTGTAAGCTGTTTTAAACTTTACAGAAGACCATTCCATGTTGCCAGCTTGATTTTTACCAGTTTGAATTATGGTGCTTTTGTATGTTGGTCCTAAAGTTTCATACTCGGAAGGAATTGCACTTCCATAATTAATAATATCATGTGCTGCTGTTGCAATTCTATTTGAAATTCTGTTTAGATATGGAGAAACTCCTCTACTAAAACAAGAAAACTGGTAATTGGGATTAAAAAAAGGAAAATCTGGATTAGGTGATGATGAAATAGTTGTATTACAATATGGACCAATAGTTTGTGGTGTTTTTCCAAATCCACTTGCCTTGGGCCAAGCTGCAGCGTTTAATCTTTTTACTTCAAAGCTTGGATCACAATCGCTACCACCAGAAATAGCAGAGTAGGAACGATAACAGGTCATACAATTTGCTTCAGTCGTAGTCATTCTTGGCAAGAATGGATCTGAAGAAGGAAAGTAGCCTCCCATGTTTTCTCTTTGAGAGACATTAAATTGTTTTTTAACAGTATCTACCAACCCACCACTCAAATGTGGGTACGCAAAACACTGGCATGGAAAGTTTCCACGTTCTCTACAAATACAATTTAGACCCCGAGAACAAAGATCATTGTAATAGCTTTTTATGCAACTTGCATCTAGATCTGGACCATTGTTTCCTCCATTGCTAGACTGATCCCGGACATCTCCAATCACAAGATCACATGTCCTATATGCTTCATTGCCCTCTAATCCTGTTCGTTTCCATCCCTGTCCTTGCGTGACACTTGGATTATAATTAAAAATATATTCTGGGGGATACCAAACTAAAGAACACTGTGAATATCTGTATATCAAGTATAATGGCAATGCTCCGGGAGCTCCTCCGTTGAACAAACACATTTCACATTGCACATCTGGATCTATTTCACCCCCACCACGACCAGCGTCAATTCCTGCGTCAGCTACCCCTAGTCCCGGATCTAAGGACGGTCTAGCCCGAAAACCAACATTTGTATTTTGGTAACTATATTCATTTACATAGTCGCCAACAGACGATCTGTAATTTGTTTTAATTGGTGGATTTAAGCCTTGGTTTAAATCTTCAATTTCATTTGCACTGACCGTAGAGCCAGTTAACCCTTTAAACAAAATATTAAGAGTTTCAGCCTGCGGTGGGTTGATATACCCTTTCCAGAAATTTACATTTTGAAATGTAGATCCAATCGCATTGCCTAAGTTATCAGAATAAAATGGAGTACTTAAAACTTCTGTAACATTTTTAAATTGTCCATCAGTGTTTCCAAAATTTGGATCACAAAATTCAATACATTCTTCTCGGCAGTTTTCACAAAAATTAACATTTTTTCCATTGCAGTCTAAACCAACAGGCCGAATATTTCTTATACAATCAATATCATAACCATTGTTTTCCAAACACTGTTTGCATACACGATTTAAACTTAATTGATCTTTAAATCTTTGATTTGATTTTATTGGACTTAAAGTTTCAATTTTATTTGTAGTCGTATATGTATTTGGATTTTCAGCTACATATAATTCTTTATTTGGAAAAATAAACTGTGATCTACTACCTTTGAATGGAGTAATAAATGTTTTATTAAATTGTTTAAAAATACGAGGAATGAAAGAATCAGAAGACATTATATGTACCTATATTTAACTACATGTTCCGCAAATATTACAACAACTCTCTGGCGTTGAACCCAAGTCACCTATTCTGTTTACTGCAGCAAATAGTGTTCCTGCACCACAAGTATTGCTGCTTGAATTGTTTGGACAATCCACACAGGCGCGAGTAGGTGGACAGCACTCGCATGCATTGATAGAGTTGGGTGTGCAGCAACAATTGCATGGAATTTCATTTTGATTGGCTTGAATTCTCCAACCACGTTCACGACTTCGTGTTCTTGACGTTGGTCGATTAATTTTTAAAGAAATCAAATCTCCCTGTGATACAGGAACTGCACTGTTCATAAGATCTCCAAAAATTGTAACAAATTGGTCTGTAAGCCAAATTTCACAGCATGCACCTTCTGGGCAACAACATTTTCTTGTAAGCATATTTGATCCGTGATATTTAGCTCAAATGAATAACCCCCACCTAAATTTTTAGGTGGGGGCTTGAAAGGCTAAACGTTAAAGTTTAGCGGCGCGTGCTGCGCAGACGGTACCGAGACTGCCCATTACGGGTCTCCCGGACGACATCCATACGGTAACGGAGGCGTCCAAAGGCCTCCCGAAGATCGTGCATTGTAGCTCGGATATTGCTGACCTTAAACATTGACCGAGCCTGGCCGGGAGTCAGGGTACGACCCTGAGACATGTAATCAAAAACGCGCTGAATCTTAGACGGACGGGTATTCTTAGTAATTTGCATATAAATTTAAACCTTTCTGCGTATATTGTACCACAAGTGTTTCTTTTGTCAAGCGTTTATGCCAAAATAATTTTTGACTTTTTTAAACTTTTTAAAGATAAATATCTACACTGGAGGTATGAACTTGGACCCAAAGCATAGCCAGTTTATAAACCATGTTCGAAAACACCTCAAAATTTATAATGGAAAATTGATACTGGGAAGAGGCAAATCCATTAATGTGGAGGGGAGCCGATGCTCGGGGTGCTTTGACGATAATGTAATTTGTATACGAGTTGCCATCAAAGCCCCAAATTTTTTAGATGTCCTCTTGCACGAATATTGCCACTTTCTTCAATGGCTTCATAAATCAAAAATTTACAAAATTGCAGATAAACATTGTACAACAGTAGCAGACTGGTTTGACGGAAAAGAATATTCTTCAAAAAAGATTAAAAAAGCATTTTATTGGGTTCGCAAGATGGAACGGGAATGCGAACAATATGCAGTAAAATTAATTGATAAGTACAATCTTCCGATAAACAAAAAAAAGTACATTCGACTAGCAAACTGCTATATCTATACCCATTATTTTATGGAAGAAAAACGAAAATTTTGGATGTTTAAGAAAGATCCCTACAAGAGCAAATTTGTGCAAAAAACCATGCCTAGCAATTTTAAGGCATTGAGTCACCAAACAATCCCTAAAAAAGTTTACAACGCGCTTTTACGCTGCGTCTAACTTTCTTATTTCTTCCCAGCGGTCATTATGGAGAAGATATCCTTTTTGAACAAGTTCTAAAAGAAAATCGTCCATCATTCCGAGGACTTCTTGGTTGACTGGATATTTTATCTCGCCATTCATCTCAATCGGTCCTGTGCCCGATTTAAGACTTTCAGATACTGCCAAGTCGCACTGCTTCACAAGGTCATCTGTATATTCCAATACGCTAGCTACCTGATAAAAAAGATCTTTCTTTGAAAGATCTTCTTCTTTGCGAGCCAACAGACGGATTTCGTAAGTTAGTTCTGGAATTTTCATGTTAGGCGAAGGAGATACTTGGTTTGCTGTAATACAGCAAGCATCTCATCCGTAATATTTAGAAGCTCTGAGTCGTTATCTTTGAGTGAATTTCTCATATTTTCCAAATATTGGACATATTCATCGATCATTTCTTTACATGCACCGGGCTTGTAATTTTCTAATGTTAATTTAAAAGATTCTTTTGCATTAATATTTCCATATTTGCCAAAATAAACTTCAACAAATTGATCAACAATTGGATCAAGTCCTTCGTATGCCTTACCTAATGCTTTGTGTTCAGCATAGGATTTGGTCTGCCAATGATGAATTCGAAGTGTATTTTGTAAAGTCAATAAAGGAGTTATGATCTGCATAACACTATTTATAATTCCCCAACCAAGATTCGAACTTGGACTAGAAGGACCAAAACCTCCTGTGCTACCGTTACACCATCGGGGAGTGAAAGCCTCGGGTTTATACTCTGAGGCCCAGAGTTTTGTTTGTAATTTGCGAACAATAATTATTCATAATAATACTGCTTGCACATCCCACATTAATGCTTCTGACTGAGCCGTATTGAGGAATGTAAACAATATCATCACACATGTTTAAGACGTTATCTGGAATTCCAATTTGTTCTTGCCCAAACACCATGAGATAATGTGTATCAGGATCAAAAGAATATTGATTTACATCTGTTGATTCTGGAACATTGTCTATTGCAACAATTCTGACTCGTCGTCCTTGGTGTACATACTCATTAGTGACATTAACAAAAAAATTGGATAAAGAATTAATATCACGTACATGATGGAAATTAGTGTAATGATGCGTCCCCACAGTGCCGCGACGATCATATTTTTTGTGACCATATATTACTACTTCTTTCGCCAAAAACGCATTAGCATTTCGAATAACGGTTGCAATATTAAAATCATTGCCAATATTACAACAAACAACTGAATAATTAAAACGCTTTGTATCAAGATCTGCTCTAATCGCATCGTCTTTCCAATATGCGTAATGATCGATAATATTCCTAGTTTCCATCTTAATCTTCCAAACAAATTATTCCATCGTCGGTGGTGTAATAGATATCGTGAAAAATATCCTTACACCACCGAGAACATACGGGACAAGGCTTGGCGTTACGATAATTACCAAAACGATTAAATCTAAAGTTCAGCAGTACAAGCTTTTTGTCTCTCATGCTGCGAGGAACTTTACGGAACGCATCCAACTCAGAGTGCATTTCAGGGTACTTGTATCCCAGTTTAACACTTTGTGGATGTGTCTTATACTCGTTTTGCCCAATAGACACTATTTCTTTTTTATGAATAATCAAAGAAATATGCTTTTTTTGACGAAGCATTGCCATGGACATTGGCTTTGCGACAGGAACATAGGTTTTAATTATCGTTTCTATATTCAAATCAATCCATCGTCAACTTCAACGACGGCGACGACTTCACCGACTTCGAAGGAGCAACGATGCCCTTATTCAAGGTTGCGTCATACTGTTCCTTGAGCTCATCGACGGGCTCAATGGAGAAAGCAATAAAAGACTTCTTGATCTCAAGACCGCTTGAAGCCTTGGTGTAGATAAGCCAAGGCATGATGCCGATTTGGCCGCGCTCCATCGGAATGAGAACCGCTGGATCCTTGAGAGTAAAAGTGTCATCGTTTTCAGTAAAACGAGCCATAATTTCTTCGCCTGAGTTTAGTCTAAATAGTTTTACGTTCATTGTTGAGTCCTTTTACATATTATATCAACAACAATACACTAAGTCAAAGGGAAACATGAAAAGTTTTAAAACATTTTTATCTGAAGATTTACGAGTAAAATCACAAGAATTAGATCCTACGGATCCTTTGACCCCAGTTTATTATGGACTAGTGTCTGCTGAACACAGAGGTCAGGTAAAAGACCCTACTGCATACGATCCTAAATTGGCAATTCGAACAAAAGCAAGACATAAAGATCCTAAAGCAATGTCTACTGCGTATGGTCCGGTTCAAATTACTGGTAGTACAATGAGAGATGCTCTACAAAGACACTCTAAATTTTTTAGTCCAGCGGGGGCTAAGTATGCCCAAGAATTTGTAAATCAGGCAGATAAATTTGCCAAAGCCAAAAAGGGTGACAAAGCGTATGATTACGGCGGGGCTGGTGATCTTTCACACAGATCGTATCATGTTCCTTATCAAGAAGCTGGGCTTGCTGTAATAAAAGGTAAAATGAAAGATGCTGGAATTGATATAACAAAACCACTATCTGATAAAGACTTATCTACAACCATACAAAGATGGCGTGGTGTTCCAGAAACAAAAGACTCTGAATACTATAAAGTCGCCAGAGCGGGATATGCCAAGTATAAAGAAATTGGAAATCAAGTATCCTTTAATCAATCTGCTAGCGCAAATCAACAAGCTTCCGGTGCTGGAATGAATATGGAAGATGATTACTTAAAGGTGCATGGATATGCACAGAGCCCAGTAAATTGGGCTGAAAAGTATCCTGAAAACTATAGCGTCAAAACGGAACCAATTGGTTCAACCCCAGCGTTGGGCTCTTCTCAACAAACCACACCGGTACGCCGCCAGTCTTCCACTTTGCAAACCGCACCTTCTCGCCCAAATAATACTGGCGGTAAGCGATAATAGCATCAGTGTTCTTGTATGTGTCAGGCATAGCCTGAACAAAAACCGTAAGCTTGCCCTTTGCAATATTGTTTGGAGGGCTGTACAGTTCTCTGAACAACATAGCTTCCATTGAATGCGTTTTGCCATAACGCTGCTTGTATTCATTGCAGAGAGCATATGCATGCTTCCAAAGCCAAAGGTAGTTGGATCTGTTTGCTCTAGTCCAGATAGAGCAGGGGTGGTTGATCATGGTTGCCTTGCAAATATTTTGCAAGTTGCAGACAGAAGTCTTGTATTTTCTTTTGCCAGTATCAACCTGAACTTCTTTGCCGTCAACGACATGGTGTGCCGTAGACAAAAGCTGACATGACTCTACAATCATTTTTACAACATGCTTGTCACACATCATGCGAGCAGACTCAACGGGATCGGCATCCAAAACAAAAATGTTCATGGGTATATTATACCATGAAACTAGATGTGATCAAGAGCCCTTTTGGTAGTCTTCTATTCTTTTTAGAATATGGGAAAGACTTAACATTTTATCTGCCAAGTCTTTAGAAGTAATTTTATCCAAAAGATATCCTTCGTAATTTTTTACTGCCAACCGAGCCTCTCTTAAAAGAATAGCGTAAAGGTGTCGCTCAGTTTTTAGATCTTTTGGATCTTCCATGCAATTATTTATTCAAAATCAGTAGTGTCATCACGTGTCATTTCAAGTAAGTTGTCTGGATAAAAAGAACTCCACTTTTGCTTTCTTACATTCCAAAGAAGAACTCTTCCATCTGGCAATAAATTAAATGCTGCGTTTCTGACGTGTTCTTCTCCGCTGACTAAATCTTCTTTCAGTGTTCCCGTTATTGTGGTAATTTGTCCATTGACTTTTATTACCATAAAGGAAACAACTCCGTCCAATAGCTCTTCAATAATTTGATTTGGATTTACGTGGTCTGAAATATACAGCTTGCCTTCTTTGGCAATTTTTACATCAACGTATTTGTCTGTTAAAGGATTGAATCCTGGTGAATAATACTTTGCATCCAGATTAAAGTATGCTTCAAAGTTTCCATACCGTTTTGAAAAATATGATGAATACATCATATCTTCTTCCAGTGCACCTTTTAAATTTTCTTCTCGTTGTTCTCTCAGCCCGTATGTAAGGATCTCTTTGCCTTCATACGTTCCATAACCAAAAGTTGTATCGTCAAACCCAAAATCTCTTTGCACTTGCATTGCGGTGCGCTGAGCGTCAATGCTTGCAAGTGCGTCTCTTACACTTTTTCTTACGGGTCTTGCAGCTGTAGGATAATCTTCGTCGGAGGCATGTTCAACTATTTCATACTCTGCCATTAACTTACCTCCATCCTTGCAATTCCATATTTAATTTCTATTTGTTCAATTTTTAATGCTGCGTCTTGTAGTTGTTTTTGAAAATTAAAATAATAATCACTAGGTATGATGACATACACTGAGTGAAAAGGCTGCATTTTTAATTTTTTGATTTTTGAAAACAAAGAAGAAAAATCCTCCGAGAAGGAGGATGGAGTGACAGTAAATACTGTATTTCTTAAAGAATCTTTTTCTTCGATCTTCACATAGTTATTTATTTTACTTATTCTCTTTCGTCCGGAGGATTCTCATTCCTCTTTCTCATTAAATTTTCTCTTCTAATTTGAGCAACCATCATAGCATGTTCAGGCATAAGTCCTGCACCACCAGAAGAAGTCTTTTTAGTGTCACTAGCTGGTTTTACCTTTGATTTTTTTGGTTCAGCTTTTGGTTGTGGCTTTGGTTCCGGCTTTTTCTTTGGTTCTGGTTTCTTTTTTGGTTCTTCTTTTTTTACAGGGGCCGGAGTGGGAGCTGGTTTATCTGCAGCTTTAGTTTTAGCCTTAACACTTGGTTTTGATTTTGGCTTGTTTGCTGCCGCTGGCTTTGAAGTAGTTGAAGTTGGTTCTGGTTCAAGTTCAATCGAAGGAGTTCCTTTTTTAGGTTGAGGTAAAACTAAACCTCTGCCTGCGACTGGTTGTAATTGTAATTCTGTCGGGCTTTTAATTTTTCCAGCAAGGACACCTTTCAGAGTCTCGTCTGCATTTTTTGCAGAAGACTCTCTTTCTGTTGGAGCGGGAATAGATGGGGCTGCATTTCTATTTGCAACTTCTTTAGCAAATTCCATTGCCATATTTTCATCTGAATTTGCTGGATCCGAGATTGCTGCTGCACGTGCACTGTTTAAAGCTGCCTTAGCTTCTAGATCCTTAATTCTTGCAACATTTAATTGAGCTGCTCTTTGACCTTCTGCTCTAGTATCAATTGCTTCTACGCTGGCCAACTTTCTTGCAGTTTCTGCTTTGGCACCAGTTGCTGCAACATTGGCAGCAGAACTTGCTTCTCTTGCAGCAGCCATTCTTTCTGATGCGGCGGCTCTAGCTTTCGCTGCAGCAGCGGTTTCTCTGGCTGCAGTAGTTCTTCCTCGCTCTGCGTACCCTCTTATCGCTGCAGCTTGTCTTTCAGTTCTTTCTCCTGCGGCTCGTTCTGCATTAACTACATCAGCCAACTCATCTGCCATTGAAAATATTTGATTAAAAAATGCTTTTTGACTTTTTGCTTCATTTAAATTTTTAACAAAACTTGGGAACTGGTTGACTATGCTTTTGTTAATGTACCTATCGATATTAAACATTATGGAGTACCTTTTTTTCCCTTTTTCTTTCTACGTATCTTTGCACCTCGTTTTGCGAGTTCCAAAGCCGTTCTCGCAAGTATTTGTTCTCTACTCATACCTGTTTGATGTCTCTGTGTGCCTAGACGCTCGCCTCTTCTAAAGTTTCTTTCTTCTGCGTTTTGGCCAGATGTGAAGTCACGATCTCTCTGGCTTTCTCCTGCTCTAAACCCTCTATCACTTGCTGCCATATTTTCTCTAAATCTTCTTTCTTCGGCGCTTTCGCCTTGTGTAAAGTCTTGACCTGCTTGTCTTTCACTAGTAGTATGTTCTCTTCCAAGTCTGTTTTGTTCAATATTCTCGGCAGCACGTCTTTCTTCTGCGGCTCTATCCTCTGCTTGTTTATTTAAAACATCTTGACGTTGTTGCTTTTCTTTCTTTGCCTGACGGTACATGCCAACTCCAGTTGCAATGGCAGGAGCAGCAATTGCAGCACCAGCAGCTAAGCCGCCAAGAATTTCAAAAAACTCAACAAGTTCTTTTTGTGAAAAATTGCTACGATCTGCAACAGCATAAGCTTCAGTCAAATTTTTATCATTTAGTTGAACTTCAGCAAGAGCGTCTTCAAAGAGTTTTCTGGTATGAGGATTTGGCATAAAAATATTTATATTTTTTACTTGACAAGGTTTTGGAAAGGTATTACAATTTACTCAAAGGATCCTTTAAAACTTATTTTAAATAATACCTAAAGAAGTATTTTAAAGTATTTTTAAAGTTATATATTGTAATTTTTTAATATCTTCATTATACCAGCAATTTCTTTCTGGGCATAATAATTACCTTTTGATCTGGCTTGTTTCTTTAAAATTTTAGAATATTTTTTATTCAATCTTAAAGATGCATCTCCTAGGTTGAGTGCACTTTCACTGCCAACCAATAGATATTCTATTAAATATTTGAGAGAGTTTCTCATATAAAATATATATCCTTTCACACTAGACGCAAAGTACATACGGCTGTATAATATAGCAATGAAAGTTGGAAGTCTATTTTCTGGCATTGGTGGATTTGATCTAGGATTTATTAATGCTGGATATGAAGTCTCATGGTGTGTAGAAAAAGACACTTTTTGTCAAAAAGTTTTGACAAAGCACTTTCCAAATACTAAAATTTGTGATGACATTACTCAAGTAGACCCAACCACACTGGATAAGATTGATGTCCTTGTGGGTGGGTTTCCTTGTCAAGATATATCGATAGCAGGTAAAAGAGAAGGTCTACAAGGAGCAAGGAGCTCACTATTCTATGAGTTTGACAGATATATTCGGGCAACCAATCCCCGGTTCGTCGTGGTCGAAAATGTCCCCGGACTGCTCTCAAGCAATTCAGGACACGACTTTGCTTTCGTCCTCAATGAAATGGTCGAAAGGTGGGGTGCTAAATCTATCGCGTGGAGAATACTGGACAGTCAATTCTTTGGAGTTCCCCAAAGACGCAGACGAATCTTCTTTGTCGCAGATCTTGGAGGAGACTGTGCCTCAGAAATATTGTCTCTCTCCGACTGCAGCGCAGGGAATACTTCGCCGAGCCGCAAAGCGGGGAAAACAGTTACCTGCACCCCTGCAGGAATCGCTGGAACATGTAGCAGCAAATGGGCAAAAGGCACCGGGGGACCAGCCGGAGACGAACATTACAACCTGATCGTATATCGGTGGCAGAATAGCAAGGAAGGGCTGGTAAACGACGGTACCGTGGCTACGCTGAGAACCAGCATGGGAACTTCAGGGTTCTCGGAAGTAAACCATCCTATAGTCCATGCTTATTCAATAAGGGAGGATGCCAGTGCAAACACATTTAGTGCCACTCCAGTCACGGTATCCAATGCTTTGACTTCACTACAACCCAGCGTTCAAAGCCACCATGCACAAACTTTCATTGCAGCGCCTAGCGTAGTGAGAAGATTGACCCCACTTGAATGTGAAAGATTGCAGGGATTCCCGGACAATTGGACGGAAGGGCAATCAGATAGCCAGAGATATAAACAACTCGGCAACGCTGTAACAGTCAACGTTGCCGAGTGGATTGCTAAAAGAATAAGATCAGTCAACAGGACCGTATCTTAATCTTTCTATTTCTGGATCATTTGGATCGTGTTTTGGAAATTTTGGTTCTTTTTCTTTTTTGGGCGAGTCTGAGTTGCCCTTTTTACTATGATTTTTTTTGCCTTTTTTTGCTTCTAAAAGATTATTTAAAGCTTGGTCATGAAGAGCTTGAAGGCTTTCTAATTGAAGTTCAAGCTTCTGAGAAAGGTTTCTGTAATATAGGTGGGTTACTGGGTTCATGATATTATTTTAAATATTTATAAATACATTTATGGACATCAGAGCATTAAGACAAGACCTTCAGCAAAAGTCAGAGCAAGCAAGAAAAACTTGTTTCAGCGAAGACAACATTAACGTAACTTTCTCAGGTATCAAAGGAGAAGCCGAAGCAAGTCGTTACAAGCAACTTGCCGAAGTTCTTCAAGTTCAAGTAAATATTCTTGAAGCTGTCTTGGATGAAGCCAAGAAGATGCCAGCTAAAAAAAAAATTGCCAAACGTAATGCCAAAAAGCCTTTTAAAAAGCTTGCCAAACAGGACTACGACAAAGACGGAAAGGTAGAGTCTGGAACTGAAGAGTGGAAAGGCTCCCGCGATAATGCCATCAAGAAGGCAATGTCAAAGAGAGAAGTAAGCGAAGCCGTAGTGTCCAAGGCAAAGAGACTTGCCAAAAAGTATCCAGCTCGCGCTGAACAAGCCGCAGCCATCAAGAACATAAAATTAGATAATCTTGCAACCGCAATGGATGCATCATCTAAGGCAGCAGATAACGCATATAATGCCTATAAGAGATACGGGCATGCTGGAAACCCAGATGCTTCAGCACAAGCTCTTCGCACTTCCGGTATCAAAGATATGGAAAATGCAATGCAAGGTCTGCAAAGCGAAAAACACGAAGGTGATCTTGATGCTGTACTTGCTTTGATTAAGAAGTCCAAAAAATAAAATTAAGTAAACTTTAAAACAAAGAAAGGGATCCAAGAAATTGGATCCCTTTTTTCATTCCTAGTAATTTTTTTAAAGTCACTTCGCCGGAACAGTCTCAGGTGCAACGACAGGAGCTGGGGTGTGCCCTGCAGCATAGGTGAAGAAGACAACGCAAACAACTGCAACGGTTACCAGAATCCAAGTAGTGGACGAAACAGACTTCACAAAATTCTTAATTTTCTCTAACATAGTATCTCCTTTAAAGATATATGTATACATCCTGATTAGGAGTGTTTGTTGTAATGATCCGAGTCCACGATCATACAAAAAATTCCATATGCAATTAAGCCAAGACCTGCAAGACCCATAATGAACAGCCCCAAAAGGGGGACCCAATTTTGCTTAATGACTTCCATAGGAATATTATATAGGAAAACCCAGATAAAAACAACCCTTAGAGGGGACCTATAAAAGGGACCCAGAGGGGACCCATTTTCATGGAGCCAAGGGGACCCATTTTTCCAAGGGTTGGGCGGAGGTTCGGGGGGACCCATTCTGGGACTCCGAGGGGGACCCATTTTGGGACTCCGAGGGGACCCATTTTCTCGGAGGGTATTTGAGGGTTCCGTGGGGGGACCCGTTTTTGAATTTGAGGGGTATGGGGGATTCTAAAAGGGGACCCATGTTTTTGAAGGAATTTTGAAAAATTTAGAGAAGATTGGCAAGCCGAGACCCGAACAGAACCCGAACGGGACCCATTTTACTGTTCGGACCGGCTTATCGGGCCTGCCCCCTAGCATCATGGATGTCAGCCGTCAAGCAGAATCCTGGCGGATTTGCAGAAATATTTATGGCCGTCCGATAATAATTTATTCGCGCAGAATGCGTACTACCCTCTTGCATTCGGTAGGGGGATGCGTATCATTCGGGCATCGGTGCCACGGCACCTACCTTCCTGCGGTTCTTCCCCCATAGTGGGGGTTCGCGCGGCAAGGGTAGGAAGCCTAGCCCCGGTCTGGAGAGTCTGCTATGCTTACCGTTGATGCCGCTACCCCCATCTGCGAGAACATCACCCGCATCGGGCAGGGTCGTATCGTTTGGCGCCGCGTCGGCGCGTCGTCGGGTTCGGGCAAGGAGCGTAAGGCTGGGCAGTTCGATTCTCGCCCCATCACGAAGGCTAGCGTCACCTACACGAAGGCAGGAGAGGCGCTCATCCTCTTCTTCCTGACGCAAGAGGCGGCAGGGTTTGACGAGAACGGTACGCCGAAGGCTACCATGCGGCGCGTCCGGCTGAACACCGTGATGAGCCTCGGAATCCTCCCTTGAACGGGAACGGGAGGGAGGCCGAAGCGCCTCCCTCCCTCCCTCTTCTTTCCACAAGGAAACACAATGGCACGATTCTACTCAACTATCGTCCCTCCCTCCCGGAACCCAGTTACCCGATGCGGTCACGCACCGCGCGGCATTGAGGCTACCGTGCAGTCATGGCAGCATATCTTCCTCCTCCAAGCGTACCATTCCCTGCGCGACGGTGATTCGCTGCGGATTCTGTACGCGCCGAAGGGCGATTCTCCGTTCCCCTCGCACCGCATCGTCCTACTGGATGAGCCGATGGCGCTCATCGCAGAGAAGTGTGGTAGCCTTCCCGGTAGGCTCGTCATCCGGTAACTAGACTCCTCCAGACCACCACAGTCCCCGGCCCCTACGACGGAAGCCGGGGCTGTGGTGCGTCCAGGGCAAGCCGGTCCGACCAGGGCGTGTCAAGAAAATTCTGCGCGGAATCGCACATTAATTTTTTGTTAATTTGATGATAGGCCGCTCCTCACACGCCGCGAAAACCACGCAGGAGTTCGTCGCGGCCTATCAACGACCGGCTGGGGGCCAGATGATACCTGGGCCGGCACCGGCTGTCAAGAAAATTCGGGCCAGTTTAGCAGAAAAAGTTTTCTGCTTTCTATATGGGATTTCCCTTGCATTCCCATATGGATAGCCTATAGTGCGGGAGTCGGGCAACGCAGTCCGACCGTTCGCCGGAGCGACTCCGGCACCCCGTTTGGAGTAGAACCGTGTCCAAGTCTCTCGCCAAGATCCAGCCCACCGCCATCAAGCCCGAACCCATCACGCCCGAAGCGAAGATCCGCGTCATGGGCGAGATCGCCATGGGCAACGGCCGTGATGCCGATTTCGCCCTCTCTCTGCTCGTTGCCATGAAGAAGGGCAAGGTTTCCGACGCGCAGCAGTTCCACATCGACCGCCTCGTCAACAGCCACCTGAACCCGCTCCCGATGATCAAGGCGGAGCGTATCGTGAAGGCGTACCAGTCGCTGCGCGCCATGAAGCGTTACCCGAAGATCGCCACCACCATCGGCGGCGTGGAGATCACCGTGTCCTACACCCCGATGAGCAGCATGAAGGCGAAGCCGGAGAACCGCGGCACCTGCGCGATCGCCTCCGGCAAGTGGGGTTCGCCCGATGCCAAGTGGTACGGGCGGATCAAGGCTGACGGCGAGTTCGTGCCGGGGCACCACATCACGCCCGAAGTGGCGGCATGGATCGTCTCCCTCTGCGACGAGGGCACCCAGTTGGTGTGGGCGTTCTAACGCCCGGCCTAACCCAACGGCAGGCCCCTCCCAGGAAACTGGGAGGGGTTTTTATTTCTTTCCGGCCAGGCTCAGCCGGTCAACGCTGCGCGTTGATAGGCCGCAACACAACACAACGCTCAACAAGGACTCTGAGCGTTCAAAGGAGTTGCGGCCTATCAGCAGGACGGGAGTATACCTGGAGCCGGCTACCCGATCAAGAAAATTCTACCCAGAAGATAAAATAAAAAAATCGTACCTGGATGCTTGCATTCCACCGGCTTTTTGGTAAGATCAGCCCATCGACCCGAAGCGTTCGGGTTTCAAGTCACTTGTCTAGGAGTAGACCGATGAAGACTGTGAAGACCATCAATGTTGCCCCCTCTTGGGAAACCGCCCTGAACATCTGCCTCATTGCGTTGGATCGTTCAAACGATGACATTCGTAGTGCGAGCGGAAAGGCTGTCTTCAAGGCTCGTATGGAAGCCCTGCACGAAACCTTCCTTCCCCTGTGCCGTGCCACCGATGCGCGCAATGCCGAAATCCGTGCAGAGCAGGAAGCCAAGGAAGCCAAGGCAGCCAAGGCAGCAAAGACGCCGACCGTTTGCCCGGAGTGTGCCGATACCCTCCCCTGCGGACACGCCGAAATCGACGAGGAAGCGAAGTGCGCCCTGTGCGGCGGCGAAGGCCCCTGATACAATCGCAACGGGGGTGGATGCGACCCACCCCTACCCTCTCTCAAAGAAAGAAACACAATGAAGATCTTCAGCCGATTCGATGACACAATTCCCGCAGCGATTCCCGTGGGTGCAGTCGCTGTGACGGTCTACTTCCATGATCATTCCTACGGTGGCCCTGAAGAGGGCGGCTGGTGGTACGATGATCCGACTGTGACCGATGTCTACCTCTTCCGTTCGCTCCGCAAGGCAAAGATGCATATGCGCGAATTGCTTCCGCTACTGGCACGCGGCTACTCTGCGCGAATCGAATACGCCGGTGCTGATCCCATCGGTACCGATTCCGATGGCTTGCCGTGCAGGGAGCGTCCGTGGGATCTGCGGCACGTCTACCGTAGTCGCGAATTGCTCCGCAGACCGCACTACTGCTAAACTACTCCAGACGCGCAACGAAAAGGCTTCGGCCCTGCCACCCTTCGGGGTGGCTAGTTGTGTTTTCAGGGTAGCCGGTGCCAGGGCGACCAATAATATTTTTTTGTAAATCGTTGATAGGCCGCGTCACCCCACACCTCCTTACAGCTATTTGAGGTGTTTAAAGACGCGGCCTC